CCGAAGAAGGTGTCAGTTACCAGACCCGAAGCTGCCGCCACGAGTCGTCGAGGTTTTGCGCTCGCTGAACAACGGCATGCGCGCGTCGTTTTCGCGGAGGAAGTTGTTGTCGACCGACTGCATCTGGTTGGCCGCCTGCTGAGCGTAATACTCGTCTCGGGCTTTGGCCATTTCAGCGGCCATGGAGCACAGCATCAGGCCACCGATCTCCACGTTGCCGGACTTGTTGGCCAGCAGCTGCAGTTCAGGATGGTCCTCAGCTCGGACGGGCACCCAACCTTCGCGCAGCTTCTGGGACACGTTCGTCGGATTGGCAGCACCCAGGATGTGAGTGGCAATCCAGCGGAACACGACGCCAGGGCGTGGGGTCGGATCGGGCAGCAGGCTCGGCGGACGGTACACCGGTCGAGCGGTCAGTTCGCGCGACACCAAGTCGCGAGGAGTACGTTGGGTCATGTCAGTTCTCCAGTTTGGCCAGTTCGGCGGCGTACTGTTGCGGGGTCAGTCCAAGTTTCTGGGCCAGGGCCACCTGCGTTTTGGTCAGGCGGATGGTCTTGGCACCGGAAACGCGGGTCGCAGGAGCCACCACAGAAGCGGGCTTGCGCTGGGTTTCCGACTTCGACTCGAGACCGTCGTCGCCCCCCACAACTTCAGGGAACTTCGAGCGGACACCCTTGTCGATGGCCTTGAAATACTCATCAGAGCGGGGGTCAACCCCGGAATTCACCAGTTTTTGATGCAGCCCTAGTGCGTAGCTGGTCACTTCTTCGTTGCCGCTGGCGCCAAACCACTGGTTTCGAGCCTGCCAGTCCAGGGTTTTCCGGTCCAGCGCCGTCTCGCGGGCAACTTCTTGACGAGGTTGTACCACAGGTTCTTCGGTTTGCAAAACCGGGGCACGGAAATTGCTGGCCTCCGCCTTTTTGAGGGTGGCGGCGGTCATGCGCTCGGTGGCGGCGGTCAGCTTGTCGGGGTCACCCGACTCGTACGCTTCGCGGTACTCGCGACGGGCGATCTCGACCTCGCGGTCGGCCGACTCCTTCAGAGTCTCGACGTACTGCTTTTGGCCGGAGGCGATGTACTTCTGCATCTCCTGCCGCTCGCGCATGACGCGGTCGGTGACGCGACGCATCTCGGCCAGCTCACGTTCCAGAGCGTCGGCACGGCGGCGCTCATCGTGGCGCGCATGCGTGAGCTTGTCGATCCGCTCGCGAACGCCCTTGGTGTAGCTGTTGAGCTCGTCCTCGGTGGGGTCGGCCACCGGTGCGTCCAGGGGCTTGCGGTTGCGATCGCGCTCGGGCGTGTCGTCGATGACTTCGACCTCGACGGCGTCACTGACAACTTCGCCGGCGGACTTGGCCGGGGTGTTGTCCGCTTCGTCGGGGAACACAAATTCGTTTTCTCCAGGCATGGCTTTCCTTTCAGACGCGGGTCACACCGCGGGGATCTTCGACCACTGCTTCGATCTGGTCGTCGTTGAGCAAACGGAACTCCCGGCCGTGCACGCGGAACCGGGTGCCGGCGTAGGTGCGCACGAGCACGAAGTCGCCCTGCTTGCACCAGGGGCCGGACGCGAACTTGGTGGTGTCCTTGTACGCCTCGGGGCCCACCTTCATGACGAACAGCACCGTGGTGCCGTGTTCTTCAGCCTTCATGAACGCGTCGGCCTTGATGATCTCGCTGCCCTCGAAGTTCTTGGCGACCTCGGGGACGGCGCAGAGCAGGCGCCAGCCCGTGGGCTCCGGCAGCATCCGGGCCTTGGCCGGGGCGTCGGCCTCGGGATCCGGCTTGTCCACGGGTTGGATGGTCGGCGGCAGCATCATGCCGGGAGGCAGAATCAGTTCACTCATGTTCACGAGCTTTCTCGAGCAGGGCTTGAATTTCGCCGTGGGCGACCGTGAGGCCCCGAATCTCACCGGTCAGGCGTTGGTATTCGTCAAACGTCTTGCAGTCACCGGCGGACACGGAGTCGGTCCGAGCGGTGATCTGGGCGGCCAGCTCTTTGAGCACGGCCTTGGCAAACTGTTCGTAGTCAGACATCAGCTGTCCTTCTTGGCGGCCTTCTTGGCCGGGGGTCGTTTGGCGCCGTCACCGGGAGCCGGCTTGGGCTGGGCGGCGGACTTCATCTTGGTGGCCAGCTCGAGGCCACGCGCGAGGTTGTCGGCTTTGAGCTGGTCCCGGTCCTTGGACACCTTGGCCGCGGCGTTGAACGAGTCCAGCTGCAGCGCGCCCTTGAGCTTTTCCTTGTCGAGGTTGAGCTTCTCGGCGTTGAGGATGGCGTCGACCACGACCTTCTGCTCGCGGACGTTGACCTCGCGCTCGCGGATCTTGAGCTCGGCCTGCTGCATCTGCAGCACCGGATCCTGCGCAGCCTGCTGGGCCGCCTGCTGGGCCGCGGCCTGCTGGTTCTGCTGCAGTACCTGCTGCGCGGCCTGGGCCATCATGCCGGACAGAGCGGTCTCCACCTCCGGCGGCAGGGTGTCGGTCTCGGGCGGCAGCGACATGCCGAGCTGCTGCTCGATCTTCTGGCGGTAGGCGTACGCCACGTGCTCAGCGATGTGGGCCATGGCGGCCGACTGAATCTGAGCAGCGTTGGGGTTCTGGCCGATCAGCTGCATCATCATGGGGTCTTGGATCGCCGCCATGTGCACGCGGATGTGCGACTCGTGGTCTTGGTGCACGAACGCCTTGACGGGCTCGAGCTTGAGCACGCGCATGTTCTCCGTGACCGGGTCCATCGGCTTCTGGTCTTCCGGCAGGGGCAGGATCTTGTCGGCGTTCTTGATCCCCATGACCTCCAGCATGCCGCGGTGGAGCTGCGGCAGGTCGTAGATCTGCGGGGCCTGCTGGGCCATCTGCATCACCGCTTGGTACTGCACCACGCGCTGGCTCAGGGTGGCCGCGTTGGCGTCAGACACCGGCAGGATGTCGACGTGCGCGTAGTCGCTGCGGCGAGCCGATCGGCCGGCGCGCTCTGGGTCGTAGGTGTACGACTCGTCAGAGTAGTCGCGGATGATGCCAGCGATCAGGCGCAGTTCTTGCTTGAGGCTGGTGTGCACGCGGGCTTGGACCGCGGACATGATCTTGAGCTGACGCTCCAGAATGGCCAGGGTGGTGCCCACCGGTGCCTGCGCGCTCATGTCGCTGATCTTCAGGTCAGCCGTGGCGGCGAAGCGCCGGCCTTCTTCGACGATGTTGGTCAGCAGGGTGAACAGGGTTGCGCTGGGCTCCTTGTAGGGCAGCGGCATGATGTTGTCGCGGATCGAGCCGCTGGCCACGTCCACGTCGCGGAACTCGCCGGGCATGATCGGGCTGTCGTCATTCTTGACGCGCAGGCCGCGGGCTTTGAGGCCGCCGGGCAAGTTGGCCAGGGTGCCGGCATCCACCAGCTGGCGCATCAGGCTGGTCGCCGACGTGGCGAACCCACCGACGAGGTGGAACAGGCCGAACCCGTAGGCACCGAACCCAGGTACGTATTGGTAGTGCACGAAGTGCTGGCGCTTGGCCCGGCGAGCGTCTTCCTCGGCCCAGTTGCGGCGGATCGACAGGACTTCACCAGAGCTGCGCAAGATGGTGACCACGTACGGCAGCGCGCCGGCGTCATCCTCGAAGCCGGGCAGGTCCAGGTCCGCGTGCACCTCATAGAGCTCGAACAGCTCGTCGTTGAGGTCTCGGAACCCCGTCTGCTCGTCCTTGGCCTCTTGGATGTCGTCGCGCGTGCGCGTCGGCGAGCCCAGGTCGATGTCGCGGTAGAACCCAGCGATCTGCAGCTTGCGCAGCTCGTTCTCGGTCTTGCGCATCACGTGCGTGACGCGGTGCGTGGTGTTGATGTCGCTGGTGCCGTAGGGCAGCAGGATGTCTTCGGCCGGGACGAACACCGAGATCTGGCGGTCCAGCGCCGAGTCGAAGTACACCTTCTTGAACGCCGAGCCGGTGGCCGGCAGGCTCCAGAGCATGCGCTCGTGCTCCAGGCGGAACTCGTGCATCACGTCGGTGAGCTGGTGGTTCAGGTCTTCTTGCACGCGGGCGGCTGCGGCGCGCTTGTCGGGCGTCTCCGCTCCGATGATCTTGGTGCGCACGGGGCCTTGGGCCGGGAAGGTTTCGGTGATGGTCTCCGACTGGAACCGCACGATGGCTTCCGTCAGCATCGGGTGCGTGGCGCCGCAAGCGCCGGCCCATGGGGTGGTCCGCGGCTCGTACTTCAGGCCCAGCAGCTCCAGACCCTTGATGTAGGTCTGCTCCCAGTCGGCGCGGCTGTTGCGATCGTTGTCGATCTCCTGCATCAGGTCGCTGGCCAGGATGTTGAGGTCGGTCTCCTCCATGCATTCGGCGAGGTTCGCATCGAACTCGACCTCGGCCGGCGCGCCGGGCACCAACGTGATCTCCATGCTGCCGTCGTCCAGGGTCACGGACTCGGGGTTCTCGATCTCGATCTGCAGCTCCGGCTCCGACGCGTCGGGCAGCGCAGCGAGACCCATGGGGGCGGGGTTCAGGGCTTTGTCAATGGTCATGGCCGTAGCGATCCTCAATAGTATGCCCGTGGCGTGGGAGCGCCGAGGTCGATGTCATCGTCGGGCACGTCGGAGTGTAGCCGCAGCAGGCCACCCTTGCGAATGCGAATCAGCGCGAGCGTGCACGCGTCGACGTCGTCGTCGTGCTCGCCGGCCGGGAACGCCAGCAGTTCCTCGACGACCTCAGTGGCCCAGCGGGTTTCTGGGAACCACACCTGCCCCGAAGCGAACATATCACTGACCGCGGCGACGCGCGCCAGCTTGTCCTGCCCCTTGCCCGGAGTGTAGTCCTGCACGAACAGTCCCGTGCGACGCATCTCGTCGATCAGCGGCTGGCCCGACGCCTTCGCTTCGACGATCACGCTGTCCGGCTGCCACTCCTGATACTGCTCGAACGCCATCTTCTTGAGCTCGGGGAACTCCCACTTGCCCGAGACGCGGTTGAGCAAGATGACGTTGTCGATGTTGTCCTCGTTCTTCCACACACCCCAGGTGTGGCACACCGAGAAGTCGGAGCGCTCCTTGGTGGTCAGGGCTGTGTCGAACGACTGCACGATGAAGTCGACCTGCGGAGGGGTGTCGTGTGGCCACCAGCGGATCCAGTCGCGCTTGATGATCGCCGCTTCCTGGGCCGTCGGGTTCTGCTGGTACTGGGCGTTCCACTGCCA